CACGCGATCTTCGGAGCATCCACCACCGAGCAGATCGGTATCGGCCCCGGCCACCAGCAGGTGCACACATACACCAAGGGCGAGCTGCCTTCGTACACCATCCAGAAGGGTGTACCGCTGATCGGTGGCGGGGCGATCCAGCCCCACACCTTCCACGGAGCTGTGGTGGAATCCGCAGAATTCAGCGCGGCGCAGGGCGAAATCGTCAAGCTCACCACGACCTGGAACGCCCGCGAAATCGTCACTGACACCCCATACGTGCCTACCGTCTACCCGGCCGACATGGAGCTGTTCACTTTTGTTCACGGCGCCATCAACATCGGCGGCACCGTAACCCCGCCAACCGCCACCGCCCTGGCTACCGGGGGCACACCGGCCGGCAACATCACCGAATTCACCCTCTCGCTGTCCAACGGCATCGACGAAGGCGGCTTCACCTTCGGGTCAGCAGGCAAGCGCGGGCGCCGCCCCGAAGTCGGCCTGATCGAAGCCACCGGCTCCATGGTGGCCGAGTACGACAACAACATGCTGCGCGACGCCTTCCTCAACCAGGAAGCGCTGCAGATCGTGCTCACCTTCGAAGCCGGAGCCGAGATCTCCGCCGGCGTGCGTCCTGCCCTTCAGATCTTCCTGTCCTCAGTGAAGCTCGACGGTCAGCTCCCCGCATCCAACGGCGGAGAACCAGTAACCCAGTCCATCGACTTCACCTCCCTGGACGGACTGCTGGCAGGCGTCGAACCGGTTTACGCCGTATACCGGTCAACCGACACCGCGTACTAATGAGCGGCAACGACCCGCAGATTGAATTCGACACGAAGAATCTGCGGGCAACACTCCAACGGGTCAAGGAAGAGCAAGGGCCGCGCATGCTGCGCAACCTCCGCAAGAACCTCCGATCCGTCGGTAATGGCATTATCGCCGGGCAACGCCAGGAACTCTCGGCACCGTTGCCCGGCGTAGCCATCCGAAGCGGCAAGAAAATCGTCCGGGTCAAGCCACGAGACGGGCGCAAAGGCTACCTGCGCACCATCAACGTCTACGAAGCACGAGACGCCAAACGCTCACGCAGTACCAACCTGCGCGCCAGCATCAAGCAGAACCTCAAGACCCGAGTCGTCGCAGGCAAGACCCGCTCAGGAATCCGCATCGAAGCAGCCAAAACCCCGAGCAAAACCAGCGGCAAAAAATACGACATGGCCAAGGTCTGGAACAAGAAGACCTTCCGCCACCCAGCCTTCGGCGGCCGCGGCGGCGAATGGGTCACCCAGTACGGCCAACCCTACTGGTGGAAGCCAATCGCCAAGGGCAGCAAACAAGCAGCGATCCAAGCCGAAAAGGCAATCAACGACGCACTGAACGGAAAAGGATAACCATGAAGCTCGTAGTAGGCGACAACAAATACCCGCTCAAAGAAGGAATCGCCAAAGCCAGCCTCGGCGACCTCTACGTCCTCAAGATCAAATCCGGCATGGGCATCAAAACCCTGATGCACACCTTCAACAACCTCAAAGGCGCCGAGACGCACCTCGACTTCCTGGAAGACGAAAACGGCATCCAAGCCCTGCGCGCCATGATCTTCCTCTGCCGACGAGCCGCCGGAGAAAACATCGACTTCGAAGAAGCCTCCAACATGCCACTCAGCTCCATCGGATTCGAAACAGAAGAACAGGACACCCCCGAAGCCGACCCAAAAGAAACCCCGACGGCTTCCGCTCCGGACGACGAACCTCACACTCCGGAGCCAACGACCACATAGACGACATCGAACAAAGCGTCTTCCGCTGGCTCCCCACCATCTCCCACGTCTGGCCAGGAATCACACCCCTCAACGTCTGGGACATGAAATACGACATGTGGATCCTCTACGTCCGCCACGCAGACAAATGGACCGAACAACAAAAGAAAGCTCGCGAACGCAAGCGCTCGCCGAGAGCGGGTCGCCGACGCTAGGCAGGAAGGGTGGCCATGGCTGTTCAGAAGCTGATGTTCGACATCATTGGCAATGCGAAGAATGTAGATAGGGCATTCGATGATGTGGTGAAGTCGGCCGAGACCATGGGTGGCAAGCTCAAGTCTGCAGGCAAGAGCGCTTTCGCCGGCATGATGGATCCGAAGGTTGGCCTGGGTGCGGGTGCTGCCGCAGGTGCCGCCTTGACTCAGGGGTTCATGTCGGCATTGGATAGCGACCAGATCAATCGGGAAATCTCGGCGGGGCTCGGGCTGAATCCGGGGCAGGCCGCGGCTGCTGCGAAGGCCACTGGCGACCTGTATACGAGCGCCTTCGGTGATTCGATGCAGGAAGTTGGGGGAGCCGTTGAGACGGTCATCTCCACATTCCCGGGCATGAAGTCCGCCGGCGAAGACGCGATCGAAGCCATGACTGGCAAGGCCATGGCTCTGAGCAAGACCTTGGAGACTGATGTAGGGCAGGCTGCCAGTACGGCAGGAATCATGGTTGCCTCGGGCCTGGCGAAGGACGGCGCTGAGGCAATGGACTTGCTGGCCGCGGCGTCGCAGAACGTTCCCAAGGAAATGCGTGGCGAGCTGATCCCTACCCTCAGCGAATACGCCAAGGACTTCCAGGCGTTGGGCATCAAAGGGCCGAACGCCATGGGTCTGATTGCGGATGCTGCCCAGGGCGGAACTATCCAGATGGATAAGACAGGGGATGCTCTCAAGGAGTTCATGATCCGTGCCTCCGATCTGGACGACACGGGAGCGCAGGACGCGCTGAAGGGCCTGGGGCTCTCCGGCACGGACATGGCCAACAGCCTGCTGGCTGGTGGAGACCAGGCCGCTGGCGCCTTCGCGGAAATCGTTGGTGGATTGCAAGGCATCAAGGATCCAGGCAAGCAGGCTTCGGCCGCTGTAGCCCTGTTCGGCACCCCGCTGGAGGATATCGGCAAGGACAAGATCCCGGGGTTCTTGGACGCACTCAGTTCAGCTGACGGCGGTTTGGGTCAAACCCAGGGCAAAGCCGACGAGCTGGCCAGCGCTTTGACCGACGGACCTTCGGCTGCGCTTTCAACCCTTGGCAGAGAAGCTGAAACAGCAATCGGTGGAATGGTGGCCGGCGCGTTGCCGGTCCTGGAACCATTGCTGGAAGGGCTGGCGCAGTTCGCTCCAATCCTCGGTCCGCTGGTGTTGGCCATCGGCGCGTTCGCGATTGCCCAGGGCATTGCCAACGCCGTCATGTGGGCGAGCCCAGTAACGTGGATCGTTGCTGGCATCGTCCTGCTTATCGCCGCGCTGGCGCTCCTGATCGCAAACTGGGACGCAGTGGTCGCATGGGTGAGCGAGGTCTGGGGCGGATTCATGACGTGGCTGAGTGAAGCCACCGCCGGATTCGTTGCCGGATGGAACGCCATGTGGGCAGGAGTCGGCGCGTTCCTCGCCGGAATATGGCAGGGCTTTGTCACTGGCGCGCAGAACATGGGCCAGAATCTGGTGAACTTTTTCACCGGCCTGCCGGGCATAATCCTCGGTGTCCTCTCTGGCGCTGGAAACTGGCTGGTTGAAACCGGGCGAAACGTGATCCAGGGCCTGCTCAACGGAATCAGCTCGCTGGCTGGAACGATCGGAAACTTCTTCCTTGACCTGCTGCCGGATTGGATCGTCGGTCCCTTCAAGGCTGCACTGGGTATCCACTCGCCGTCCAAGGTGTTCGCTGGTTTCGGCGAGAACATCGGCGAAGGCGTACTGGTCGGTGTAGAGGACATGGCCCCTGCAATCGATAGCTCGATGGCGCACCTGGTGGAAGTGCCGGACGATCCGGGGCCCATCGGATTCGCGGCTGCTACTGCACCAGTTACTTCGGCACCACAGGTTACCGAGAAATCAGTCACCTACGCGCCGAAGTACGAAGTGCAGGGAGCTGACGCTGAAGAGGTTTATCAAAAGCTGTGGGCCAGGTTCAAGAGCGAGACGAAGAAAGAAGGACTGAGCTTTGGCTAGCGATTTGAGCCTGATCATCGGAGGCATGCAACTCAACGACCCCCAATATCGCTACGGTCGGCTAGAAGTGGACGATATCGACGGGTGGTGGAATCCGCCATCTCGGAAGAACCAGGACTTGGCTCGAACCAACAGCGATGGCGACTATGGCAGCGAGAATCATTTCGAATCCCGTTACGTTTCCATCACCGGTGCATTCATCGCCAAGGGTGACTCCGAACGGTGGAAAGGAGCAAACGCATTGGCCGCGCTCCTTTCCACCGGCCCCAAATTGATGACGATCAGCATTGATGACGATGTTCAAACCGCCATGGTCAAAGCCGTGGATCAACCCGAACTGACGTGGCTCGCTCCGCGACTTGCTGAATACACCATCCAGGTCAAAGCGGAGGACCCATATAAGTACGGCGAACGGCGGTACACATCGGTGGCGTCGGGTGCCGCGGGCACTGTTTTCCACCGGGGGACGGTCGATGCATGGCCGAACGTCAGCATCTCGGGGAACATGCCGGATGGCTACACGGTCACTATCGGAGGCCAGTCGGTATCTGTTCCTATGGGTATTCCTTCTGGTGTTACACACACTATTGACTACCGTCGCCGCCGCTTGTATATCAACGGCGAGTTGTTCATGGGTGCATTCGGTGCCCAGAACTTCCGATCGATCCCTCCAGGTCTGCGCACAAACGTTTCGCTTTCAGCTACGACTGGTTCTGGAACCGCGGGGGTTACCGTTCACGACACATACATCTAGGGAGCGCAAGTGCCTTACAAGGTTTGCACCGTTGACACAGGTTCGTGGGCAAAGATCACGGATATCGAGCCCCTTTCAGGTTCGTGGGCTCGTGCGTTGAACGCTGGGCGCAGCGGATCAATGACGCTGAAAGCTGGGTATGACGGTTCGCTGGGGCCGGTAACCCGTGCTGT